CAGATTATGGAATCACAGGATGGTAAAGAGCTATTTATGGCAGGACTATTCATCCAAGGCGACGTAAAAAATCAAAATGGAAGAGTATATCCTGGAAGCGAAATACAGAAAGCCGTTGAAAGTGTTAGATCTCGTTTAGGTAAAGGCGAAACTGTAATGGGTGAGTTAGATCATCCAGAAGAATTACAGATTAACTTAGACCGCGTTAGTCACATCATTACTGATATGCACTGTGATGAAGCTAACGGAATGGGAAAACTAAAAATCATAGACACACCTATGGGTAATATTGCGAAAGCATTGTTAAAAGCAGGTGCGAAACTGGGCGTTAGCAGTCGAGGCAGTGGTAATGTAAATGAAAGTGGCTTAGTAAGTGACTTTGATATTATTACTGTAGACATTGTGGCCCAGCCCAGTGCACCAGACGCTTACCCTAAGACTATTTACGAAAGTCTATTTAATATGCAAGGTGGCGCTGTAATACACAGCGTCGCACAAGCAGTTACACACGACAAAAGTGCAGAAAAACACCTGTTGAACGAGGTACATAAGTTCATCAGAGAACTTAAACTATAAAGGAAGTAGGAGACTACTATGGCAGCATTTAAAGACCTACTTGAAGGCGCAGGACTTACTGAAGAAGCAACGTCCGCACTCCAAGAAGCATGGGATTCTAAAATACTAGAAGCTAGAGAAGAGCTTACTGCTGAACTACGCGAAGAATTTGCACAGCGTTATGAACATGACAAAGGCAAAATCGTTGAGGCTGTTGACAGTTTCATTAGCGAAAAGGTTGAAGCAGAAATAGCAGAGCTAGCTGAAGAAAGAGAATCACTTGCACAGCAAAAGGTAAATTATCGCAAAGCCATTGGTGAACATGCTAAACTACTTGATAAATTTGTAACAGAAATGGTAGCAAAAGAAGTTAAAGAATTACGTGCCGATAGGGCACAAGTTGCAGAACACGTTAGTAAACTTGACGAATTTGTAACTGAGTCTTTAGCGGCAGAAATTGCTGAATTCCACGAAGACAAGAAATCATTAGTAGAACAAAAAGTTAAAATGGTTCGACAAGGCAAGAAGAAACTTGCTGAAGCGAAAGCAGACTTTATCCGCAAAGCGGCTAACAAAGTTGAGAAAACAATCAACAATGTTATCAGCGAAGAGGTTAAAAGTTTCCGTAAAGACATCACCAATGCACGTGAAAACGATTTCGGTCGTAGAATATTTGAAGCATTTGCTAGCGAATTTGGTACTAGTTACTTAAACGAAAGCAAAGAAATCAAAACATTACAACACAAACTAAGCCAGATGGAAACACAACTTAATGAGACAGCAACAAAAGTTACAGCCAACGCTGAAGCTAAGAAGCTTGTTGAAAGTAAATTGCGTATAGCAGAAGACAAGTACGCTCGTAAAGAGAAACTTAACAGCTTGCTTGCCCCACTAGGCAAGGACAAAAAAGAAATTATGTCAGATTTGCTCGAATCTGTCAAAACTGAAAAATTAGATGAGTCCTTTAACAAGTACTTGCCTGGCGTTTTAGATGGTGAAACCCCAAGAGTAAAGAAGACATTGTCAGAATCAGTGAAGAAAGAACACACTGGGAATAAGGCATCTGCTAAAGCAGTAGAAGCCAATGACGAAACCGCAGATGTAGTCGAAATGGCAACACTGCGCAAATTAGCCGGACTTTCATAAAAGGAGTAAAGAAATGGCAAACTTATTTGAAAGCAACTGGTCCGCAACCAAAGAAGCACTGTTAGAAGGCGTAACTGGCCAACGTAAACAGACGCTGGATGTGGTCCTTGAGAATAGTAAACGCTATTTGTCAGAGGCAGCATCAGCAGGCTCAACGGGTGCAGGATCCGTAGCAACCTTAAACAAAGTGATGTTACCACTTATCAGACGTGTAATGCCGTCTGTAATCGCTAACGAACTAGTAGGCGTACAGCCTATGACTGGTCCAGTAGGACAAATTCATACTTTGCGTGTACGTTATGCGCAAACAGCCGCTGGCGTAACTGCTGGTACTGAAGCACTTAGCCCATTTGCACTAGCAAACGCTTATTCTGGTTCTCCAGATGCTACAGCTACCGCTGAAGGCACAGTAGGTAACAAAATGAGCATTCAGATCTTGAAAGAGACTGTTGAAGCGAAGACACGTCGTCTAAGCGCTCGTTGGACTTTCGAAGCCGCACAAGATGCAGAAGCTATGCATGGTGTTGACGTCGAAGCTGAAATTATGCAAGCTCTTGCACAAGAAATTGTTGTAGAAATTGACCAAGAAATTATTGGTTCTCTACGTACTCTAGCTGGTGCTGGTACTACTCTTGACTTCGGTCTTGTTACTGGTACACAAACTTACATCGGTGACCGTCATGCGGTTCTAGCGATTGAGATTAACCGAGCGGCAAACAGGATTGCGGCACGTACACGTCGTGGTGCTGGTAACTACATTGTAGTTTCTCCAGAAACATTGACTATCCTACAGTCTGCAAGCACTTCAACTTTTGCACGTACTACTGAAGGTTCTTTCGAAGCTCCTACAAACACTAAGTTTGTTGGTACTTTAAACGGAACAATCAAAGTATTCGTAGACAACTACGCGGCTGACGGTACTAAAGTACTTGTTGGTTACAAAGGTTCAAGCGAAACTGACGCTCCTGCGTTCTATTGCCCATACATTCCATTGATGAGCACTGGTCCAGTAATGGATCCAAACACATTTGAGCCAGTTGTTAGCTTTATGACCAGATACGGTTACAAAGAACTTACTAACACTGCTTCATCTCTTGGTAACGCGGCTGACTATGTAGATGCGATTTCACTTGTAAACGTAAGTTTCCAGTAAGATTACATCTTAGTACAAAGCACAATAAAAAAAGTCCCGCAAGGGGCTTTTTTTTGACTTAAATTTCATAATACAAAAGAATGATAAATAGTTGTATCAACAAACCTTAGGAAGATTAAATGGCTAAGCGCACGGTTATAGCACCAGATGAAGAATTACTTATTAGTGGTAGGTTAACTATTACTGGTAACGTAACTCAAATAGAAACTACCCAAGTAATAAATAATTTCGAATCAAATACCGTAGTTATTAATAGTGACGGAGACGATGTTAATTCTCGGCTTGTTCTAAACAGCAACGACAACGAAGCTGTTATAAGCTTCGACAATGATAACGACTACTTTCTCTTTAATAAAGACATCCAGGCAAACATAACAGGTAATGTTTCAGGTACAGTAACCACAGCAAATAGCCTAGTATCTCCAGTAACAATTACAATAGATGGCGACGGATCAGCAACAGACACATTCCAGAACGGTGGCGACACTGCAACACTTAGCTTGGTGTTAGATACAGTAAATGCTACAACAGGTTCCTTTGGTAATGCATCTTATATTCCTAACTTTACAGTTAATGGAAAAGGCTTAATAACTGCCGCTGGCGAAACAGCAGTAAATATCACTTCATCGCAAGTATCAAACTTTAACACTGCAATTAGCGCATATATTATAGGCGGAACTGCGTTAACAGAAAGCGGCGGAACAATTAGCTTAGACAATACAGCAGTTACACCTGCGGCATACGGTTCAGCAAGTAGTGTAGGAACATTTACAGTAGATCAACAAGGTCGTTTAACCGCAGCCGCAACTACGGCAATTAATATTACTTCATCGCAAGTAAGTAACTTTGTAACATCATCTAACTCTGCAATCGACGCAAGAGTTACAAAAACTTTTGTAGACGCATTAAACGTAGATGCTGATACGCTCGACTCTTTAAATTCCCTACAATTTGTTCGTGCAGATTTAGATCAAACATTATCGAATACATATACCTTTAGCGGCACGCTCGAGACTACTGGGGTATTAGATGCAACTAGTGGACAAATAATAGCAGTAACCCAAGCAAACACCGATAACAGTTCCAATGTTGCTACAACTTCATATGTTAATACCCGTGTCGAAGACCTAATAGGCGGCGCACCGGACGCACTTGATACGTTAAGAGAAATTTCCGACTCGTTAGCAAACAATACGTCACTTGCTAACACTCTTATTGCACAAATTACTAGTGCAAATACAAACATTGATACTAACAACGTAGCAATACAGGCGTTAGAGGATATTACATTAACTGCCGGTAACGGTCTAGTAGGGACTGGTACATTAACAGGAGATATAACATTTGATGTCGGAGACGGAGATGGTATATCAGTTTCAGCAGATAGCATTGCTGTAGACTCTACTGTAGTAAGGACAACTGGTACACAAAGCATAGCAGGCGCAAAAACATTTACAGGAACATTAATAGGTCCAACAGGAACGCCAACAACAGAAGGCGCTATTTACAGAGACGGCAGTGAATACTATGCTTATGTTGGCGGAATAGAAAGACGGTTAACTGGTAGTGATGTAGGAGAAGTAGAAGACGTCGGTACTGGCGATATAGACATTTACGCAGGTTCTCGAACTGCCGCTAATATTACATACCACGGTATTAAGTCTATAAGCGATTCAACTTATACTACTATAAGTGAAGCGTCAAACGTTATAACAATAGATGGTAATATTTCTGCGATACGTACAGGATTTAGTGTAACAGATACAGGTGGGGACGGCTCATTAACTTATACTGCCTCAACAGGTGTATTTACATATACAGGCCCAAGCGCATCCGAAGTACGCGCACACTTAAGCGGAACAGGATTAATAGGATACGACAGTGGCACAGGCGTTATAAGCACAACTGCTGACAACTATGCTAACTGGAAATTTGTAACTCCGACAACTGGTAACGTAACAGTAGGCAGCGACGAACTAGTTAGCTTTGTGGCAGGAACAGGAATCACAATTAGTAACAGCGGCAGAGCTATTACAATTACTAACTCTAATACTGCTGACATTACAGACGTTACTGCTGGCGCTGGTTTAACAGGTGGCGGAACTTCAGGCTCGATTAACTTAGATGTAGGCGCAGGCGACGGTATCACTGTCGCAGCCGATACAGTCGCGGTTGATAGTACTGTAGCGAGAACAGATGTAGAGGAAGTATTTTTTGCAGACACTGGATTAACTGTAACATACCAATGGCGCGGTGACCACTACGTTAACTTAGAAATGGAATCCGATGTAGACGCAAACACAGGTGGCCCGTACAACGGTGGTATAACACTAAGTGGTGGCAACGGTGATTTAGAATTACGAGCCAATTCAGTAATCGGTATGTCGATAGAACAAAGCACTCTTACTACCGCACTTATAGGAAACTTAATTAAATTTGGTGGAGATAACACCACAGCACAAACTACGTTAAGAAGAAATAGCACACAAGGATCACTTGCACTAACGGGCGGGTCATCGTCTGCGCTAGGATCTGCATTATTCGTATACGGGCAAGCTCACGCTACATTAGCAAATGATTTTAGATTTACTGCAAGCGGAACAGAGGTGGTACATAGAGACCACTCTATAGGTGCAATTCATTTTGCAGACAACATGATGGTTGGTGCAATGACCCCAGCCCCTGATGGTACACTCCACGTTCATACTGGTAGTTCAGGAAGCGTTACACCCAACGCATCAGCCGATGACCTTGTCATCGAAAATTCTTCAAACGCAGGAATATCTATTTTAACTCCAAATGCAAATCTTGGGTATTTAATGTTCGGCACGCCAGCAAACAACGCTGGGTTTATTATTGACTGGGATTATTCGAACCTAACTACACGAATAAGAACGAATGCCGCCGGTGCAAATATTAGCCTGCAATCAGGCAATGAAGCGGAGAATTTAGTACTCTCTGGTGAAATCGGCAGTGAACTTGCTGAGTTTATCGGCGATGTTACCATTGGCGGTGACATTACTGTAATAGGTGATACATTAACTAACGATGACGCAAGAGGTTCTGCTAACGTAACAACAACTGCAACTACTGAAGTATCGCTACATACTTTTGCCCACGCAACTTATACAACAGGTGAGTATGTGATACAGGCTACTAGCGCAGGCGATAAACACATAACTAAATTGCTAGTAATGACAGATGGCAGTATTGCTAATTCAACAGAATTTGCAGAGTTGATTTCAAACGTGTCGCTATTCACTGCTAATGTAGATGTATCCGGCGCGGATTGTAGATTACGAATAACACCAGCAAGCGCAACGTCGACAACATTTAAAACTTCTTATACATTGATAGAGGCGTAACATGGGAACTACTTACGGCCCAAACCCAAACAGTAGCCAAGCTAATTTAGAACTATGTGTAGATTTTAGTAATTCTAAAATGTATGCAGGTACTGGTACTACTATTACATCGCTAACAGGATCTGTGGGCAATGGAACATTAGTAGGCGCCCCCACATTTACTTCGGGCACACCGGGGTATATCACAACAACTGACACACAATATATAAGTTATCCTAATGTTTTTGAAAGCCAAAGTATTACTGTAATTTCATGGGTATACCCAACATCGCTAACTAGTACAGTAGCAGGAACAGCCGCAAGAATTGTAAGCAGGGATAGAAGCGACTATTGGATGCTAGGTTTAGAAAACGGAGGCGCAGTAGAGTGGTCAATATATAATAGTGGAGGCTTTAGCTACTGGTTAACACAGACTGCCGTATTTGAAATAAACACATGGCAACAAATTGTTGGCACTTATGACGGGTCAACAGGTGAT